TTCATCGCCAGCACCGGCGACGCCGATCGCAACGGCAACGTCTTGGACCTGGACGGCTGGGACCTGGCCAACTACCGGGCCAACCCGGTCGTCCTCTTCAACCACAACTGGGACCTGCCCCCGGTCGGCCGCGCCACCCGGCTCTACACCGAGGGCGACCGGCTCCTGGCCCAGGTGGAGTTCGCGCCAACTCCCCTGGGCCAGGAACTCGCGCTGCTTAACGCCGATGGGTACCTGCGGGCCATCTCCGTCGGAGCCAGGCCCCTGGAGTGGGAGATCAGGCGCCACCCCGAGCACGGGTTCCCCATCGGCATCCACTCCCACCGCCAGGAGCTGCTTGAGCTATCCATCGTAGCCATCCCCGCCAACCCCGCCACGGTCCGTGCCTCACTCCTCTGCCAGCTCTGTAATGCGAACATGTCAGACCCGCAGGTAGCCCACAGGTCCGGGCCGGACCTCCCCCAGGAAGCCATACTTTCCTATCTGGGAAATCGACACCTAGCCCCGTTCAAACCACCGGCCGACAGTCATGCCTTCGGCGACGGAGGCCCCTCAGACGCCATCCTGGAGCACCTACGCTCCATCGACATTAGGCTAAGGAGCTAAACATGCCTAAATTTCCCGCACCCACCGAGGCCACCGACCGCTTAATCAAGCGCATCCTAGCGTTAGCAAGCAGAAAGGGAGTAGAACCAAAATGCCCAGCCCCACCGACGAGCTAGTGGCCCAGCAGGTAGCCAGCATCCAGGGCTTCATCCAGGAGCGCCTGGAGACCCAAGTAAAGCCCCTCAAGGAAGAGGTAAGCCGCCTGACCGCGTCGCTGGCCCAGGCCCTGGCCGCCCAGAAGGAACAGCGCCGCGCCGCCCTGGCCGCCAGCATCACCGGCAAGCAGGCGCGGGTCCCCTTCGGCAAGTACCAGGGGATGACCCCCCTGGACCTAGCCATCATGTCCAGCGTGTACAAGGCCCAGCCGCCCCGGGTCGATGGCAGCCCGGCCTACCCCCGGATGTACGAGGAGTGGGGCGAGACCCTTAAAGCGGCCATGGACTCCACCACCGCCACCAGCGGCGACGAGCTGGTCAACACCCAGGAAGCCCGCGAGCTGTGGATGGACGTCAACCTGGAGACCTCCGTGGCCCAGCTCCTCTCCCGCATCGACATGCCCAGCAACCCCTTCGACATTCCCCTCCAGCTCGGCGACGTGAACTGGTATCCAGGCACCGAAAACGTCGCCACCAAGTCCACCAACCTGTCCACCAAGAAGCAGACCCTCACCGCCTACGAGCTGGTGTCCGAGGTCCCCTGGAGCTTGACCCTGGACGAGGACTCCGTCATCGCCATGATGGAGGAGGTCCGCCGCTCCCTGGTGCGCAACGCCGCCGAGGTTATCGACGACGTGCTGCTCAACGCCGACACGACGGTCACCAACGGCATCAACTCCGACGACGCGACAATCGCCGCCACCGACGCGGGCAAGGGCCACTGGCTATTGGGCTTCGACGGCCTGATCCATCTACCCCTGGTAGACAACACCGCCCAGCGGAGCGACCACAACGCCGCCATCAGCGAGGCCGGCATGAACAAGCTGCGCCTACTCGCCGCCCGCTTCGGCGTCAACCCATCCCAGGCCGTTTACGCCATGGACCTGAACACCTTCATTGCGGCCCAGACCCTGGCCAACGTCCGCACCCTGGACAAGTTCGGCCCCCAGGCCACCATCTTCACCGGCCAGCTCGGGGCCATGGAAGGCATCCCCATCATCGTAGCCGAGCAGATGAAGCTCACCGCGGCCGATGGCAAGGTTACGGACGGCGTGGCCGGCACAGTGGGCCGCGTTCTCCTGTTCAACCGCACCCAGTGGCGGGTCGGCTTCCGCCGCCAGCTCACCATCGAGACCACCCGGGACATCCAGAAGCGGCAGAACATAATGGTGGTCAGCTTCCGCATCGGACTCCAGGAGCAGAGCGGGACCAGGTCCACCGCCAAGCACACGTCCCTTCTCTTCAACATCACCGGGGTAACCTAAAATGCGCACGATGCGCAGGGTAGTCGCCATCCGAACACACCCCAAACGACCGAGCCAAGAGGTCCACACCAAGTTCACGTTGACCCTATCGTGTGGCCACACCATTACCCGGCTCCGCAGCAACGCCCACGTGGGCAAAGCCCATTGTGACAAATGCTAGCCCCGAAGGAGGCCACGTGCCCAACGTAATAAAGCAGGACGACCCCACCGCCGAGAATGTGGACCGGATGATCGGCCCCACCATCGCCAGCGTGGACCGCGTCCCCCTCAAGTGCATCGTGGCGCCCCTGACCGCGGGCGCCGTCAACGCTTTCGCCTTCGCCATCCAGAACCCCGAGGACCGCGACTGCCTGATCGTCCAGCTCATCATCGACATCACCACCGCCGGGGCCGCTACCTCGGTGCTGGACGTCGACACCGTGGACGGCGCCACGGCCACCGGCGATGACATCATCGACGGCCTGGACCTGACCGTCCTCGGAACCTTCGACAGCATTAAGAACCCCGGCACCAACGGCGATGGCAAACCGGTCAAGTGGGCCAAGAAGGGCGGCACCCTGGACGACCTGACCGGTAAGATACTCGTCGCGGGCGCCCCCGCCCTCGTGGGCCAGCTCATCGTAAAGTACATCCCCCTGGGGTAGCATCGACGCGCCCCACGTCATTCCCGCGCAAGCGGGAACCCAGGAGTTCCCGAGGTCTAAATGCCACTAACACCCCAAGAGGTCCTGAACCTGGTGCACGACACCCTCAACGATAGGGTCAAGAGCCAGGACCAGTCCTTCACCCAGACCACCGCGGGCGTCACCGGTGCCGGCGCGGGCACCGCCGTCGACATGTCCAAGAACCCCATGAACCACTTCACCCTCATGGTGGACCGCACCGCCGGCACCACCGACGTCGTCGAAATCGACCTCGAGGGCAGCGTTGATGGCGTAGACTTCAGGCAGATCGGTTCCCTAACGGTAACCAGCCTGGCCCAAGAACCCGTCCTTATCGCAGGAGGCAATACCCCCATGTCCTACATGCGCTACAACGTCGTCACGGTGGGCGCGGGCAACACCCTCCAGGTCCACATCCTGGCCACGAAATAAATCCAACCCCTCCATCCCACCCTCTCCATGAATGGAGAGGGCAGGGTGAGGTAGAAGAGCAGGGAGAGGTATGAAACCCCACACCGTGCGCCACGCCCCAAACGGCCACGTCGAGGCCGTCTACACCCTAGCCGATGGAACCGAGCTCCAGGTCCAGGGCGACACGCCCAAGGCCATCAAGGCCCACCTCAAGGGTTACCTGGACCGGCGCGCCACCGCCAGCGAGCCGGCTTTCCCTGACGACGTGGACCTGCTGCCGAGCCCCGAGGACCTGGAGCTTTAGCTTGTGGAAACGCGCGATCCTCAGCCCGTCGCACACGATCAGGGACCTCTGCGATGCCAACGCCGCGGCCGGCTGGATACCCGACCGGCAGCCCTACCCGAGCGGGCACGCAGCCCCGTTGTTCCATCCCAACTGCCGCTGTATCCAACAAGTTGCCAGCCCCACCGAGCCAGACCCCAGCAACCCCGAGGTATTCCAACCCTAGCTAAGATCGCGCCGTCATTCCCGCGAAGCTTGTCCTCGCGAAAGCGGGGAGCGGGAATCCAGGTGAGGTTCCCATCGCCATAATCTCCGACACCGTCAACGTCGCCGCCGCGGGCACCCGCGTCCAGGCAGCCCACAAGGGGAACGTCAAGGCCATCCTATTGCGCGCCCGCACCGCCAACACCGACAACATCTACGTCGGCGGCAGCCTGGTGAGCTCCACCAGCGGCCTGGCCCTCGCCCCAGGCGAGTCGGTCCAGCTCCAGCTTGCCGACCCCATATCCACGTCCCAGTTCTGGGCCGACGCGGACACCAACGCCAACAAGGTGGACTTCCTTGGCAGCGAGTAACAATCCTTCCACCCTCTCCATGAATGGAGAGGGCAGAGCTCGCCCCCAGCTTAACTGGGGGGTGAGGTAACAGTGACGCCCAGAATCGAAGGCCGCGCCAGCCCGCGCTTCATCGAAGTCCTCACCGTCAAGATAACCCGGACCACCGGCAACGTCCTCATCGTGGACACCAACGTGCTCGTGGTCGACGCCACCAACAACCGGGTCGGTTTCGGCACTGCATCGCCAGCGACAACAGTAGAAGCCTATGCCTCCGCCAACAGTCTCCAAATCATCTCGGTGGTCCGCAACGACCAAGCGGGGACCGGCATCGCGGCAATCGGCTTTAATGTGGCGTCGGCGGCAGCATCAGACGTAAGCGTATCTAAAGCTGGCATCGGCCTCGTCCGCAATGACCTCCAAGGCGTTGGCGATCTAATAGTGTTTGTCCGGGCGACGACCGACACGTTGGCCTTCACCACCGCTGATGAGAGACTGAGGATAACCCCTACGGGCAACCTCGGCATCGGCACCCTCAACCAGTTCGGCAGCGGGGCCAAGGTTGTCGGCTTGGCCAACGCCACCACGGTTCCCACCACCAACCCCACCGGCGGCGGTGTCCTCTACGCCGAGGCTGGCGCCCTTAAGTGGCGCGGAAGTGCCGGCACAGTAACCACCATCGCCGCAGCCTAACGTACGTCATTCCCGCGTAAGCGGGAACCCAGGAGTTCCCATCGACATCGTAAAGCTGCTCCCCGAGTACCTGGACCTAGGCGTCGACGCTGACGAACTCGTAGCCATCAGCCAAGCCGCTCTGGCCAAACGCATACGCGACCTCAAATTGGCCATCGCCGAGGCGGTAGTCCAGGCCCGGGCCTGCACCCTCCTGGACAACCTGGAAGGGTCACACCAGGCGCTACACCGGGCCCGCCAGCTCCAGAAGGAGTACCACCACTTCCACGCCGAATGGTCCAGGCTACAGGCTCCTTCTCCGCCTATGGCTGCAAGCTCGCCTGGGAGGGCGGATAGTGAGCCTGTCGAACCACCAAAGGGCTACCCTGTGCCCGCCGAAGGGTCATCTCCATGAGAGGTCTAAGATCCGCTGGAGGAGGGCGCCGCCTGATTGAAATCGTCTTCCCGCGTAACCGGTCCGTTCGTGGTGAGCCTGCCGAACCACCACGGGGTCCCACCTCCGCCGTATACCATTGGGCGCTGCGCCGCCTCGGCATGCGCGCCACCATCACGGCCCAGCTCCGCCGCTGGCAGTACACCGAGCCCCTGGTCTGGCTACTGGCCGTGGGAACTGCTGGCGTTATCCTGGGTCGGGCTGGGGACGCTGGGAACCTTCTATGGTGTGGGGCTGGGATTCTAATCGGGACCCTTTCAGGCCACCTTTTTTGGGGTAATAAGTGACTACCAGACGCAGAACCGCCAGTGGCAGGACCACCACCGCCACCCCGCCACGCCCACCCCGTGCAGTGCGCCGCACCTGGGTCAACGCCCTGACCAACGCCACCAGAAACACCCTCTTGACACCAACGGTCGGCTACCGCGCCAGAATGGTGCGCATCTGGGCCATCATAACCCCACCCGAACTCAACTCCATCACCCTGGAGCTATACTTCGGCACCGGCGCCAACGCCACCACCGACCGCGGCAAGCTCATCGACATGCTCCGCACCGGAACCTCCGCCGGAATAATCCAGACCAGGACCTACGACTCCCTTTCCGTCGGGCGGGCGCCCACCGGCGCCATCAACGAAGTAATAAGCTACCGTTGGGGCAGCACCCCAGCAATCGACCACGACCACAGATTGATCATCGAGTACATCGAAGAACTGATACCTGGGAGGGCTGCCTAAAATGGCCAGAGAGGCCTACCGAAGCATTTACGGCGACCTAACGAAGTTGAAGGACGACTCGCTCCTGAAGGACCCCGCGGCCGGCGCAGGCGACGACACGGAGATGTTCCAACTCCTACTGGCCGTCTCCGAATGGGTCGACCGCTACTGCGACCGGCACTTCTACCCCCGGGTCCAGACCCTGGAGTTCGACGGGAACGACCGGTCCGACATGCCAATCCCGGACCTGGCCGTCATCACCTCGATCAAAGAGGATACCGACGAGGACAAGACCTTCGAGACCACCTGGGCCGCCACCGACTATTGGCTGGCCCCCTACAACGCCGAACCCACCGAACACTGGGGCCACCCCTACACCACTCTCAGAGTCCGGGCCAAGGGCGCCAAGACCACTTTCACCAAGGGAGAGCAACGCTTCCAAATCGCTGGCCGCTGGGGCTACCGTGAGTTTACCGAGCTATCCGGCAGCTTGGTGACCGTGGACAACCCCCTGAGCGCCACCGCCACCGCCGTCAACGTCACGCTCGGCGCCGACTTCGCCATCGGGCAAACCATCATCATCGAGACCGAGCAGATGGTCATTACGAACATCGCCGCCAACGTCCTAACCGTCCGCCGCGGCCTCAACGGCACCACCGGCGCGACACACGCGCTAAACACCGCCATCAGCATCCTCCGCTGGCCCGCCCCCATCGAGCGAGCCACCCTGGTCCAGGCGGCTCGCATATACTCACGGACGACTACCTTCGAACCAGCTTACGTCGCCAACGACCTGGACACCGACGTCCGCCAGCTCCTAGAGTCTTTCCGCAAACCGCCCGTGTGATCTTGCTGAAGCATGTCCTAAGCAAAGCCAGCTTTGAGCGAAGTCGAATGGTCGAAGGAGATCGAACCGCCATGCCTGCATTGAGCCTTGTTCTGAGCAACGCCGAAGGATTGCCGAAATGAACCCACTAAAGCATGTCCTGAGCCTAGTCGAAGGGGCCGCCGCCCGCCACATCTCCGACTTTGTCGCGAGTCCGAAGAAATCGGACCTGGGTGGCCCGCCGAATCCGCAGCCCCGACATAGTCGGGGCCGACGTGAGCGCCATCCCAGCCATGCCCTGAGCCAGGCCGAAGGATACGCGAGGGTCACTGCCGCGGCTCGGGCCGCCCAGGCCGATATCCTGGCCCACCAGGCGGCCCTGGGTCTGGGCTCCGACTGGGCCCCCACCAGCTACGGCGACTATTACGCCCGCTCTGTCCCCGTGTACG